GAACCCTTTAGACAGGAGTATCGGTGCATTGCAATGTGTTGCGATATGGCCAATTCTGTAGGCTATCAATTCGGATTCATGCTTTTGTGTTTCTTCGATTTCGACACTTTTTCGACACAGCACGCTCAATCGAGTGCGGGTATTCCGAATTTTTAAGTTTGCTCGCTGTGTTTTTCATAAATTATATAGCGTGGAGCTTAAGCTGAATAATTAAATTCTTGTGGTCACATAATTATGAAATGGTTGATATGATGGATAGTTCTCCAGTAGCGAAACATCAATTTCACTGGCGATCTTTTTATTGTGAATTGTGTTAAGGTATTTCTTTTCGCTTTGCTGTCTGACGAGTCTCTCTAGATGCTCTTTCGGGGACTTTACCTGTTCGATATCGGCGAAGGGTTTGATTTTCTTTTGGATTGCGAATACTCGCCTAATTGCCTCTGTGTCAGCTAGAAGCCATGCTTCTAGCTCTTCCCTCGGTATAATTATAAGTGTCGACGGGAATGAGCAGTTTTCAAGCTTTTTAGTAAGTTCCCGCTTTAAGTTTTCCTCCTTGTTTCTGTCAAGGTCGTGAAAGAGGAAAATGTGTTTGCACCCTTTTTTCTCTAACTGATCTACCCAGGCAGCGCATTTTGATTTTAGCTTTCCACAGCCTTTTCCTACGAAGTGCGTGATAGAGAAGGCTTCCTTTTTTAAGTATTTAGAAAGAATTTCTTTTATTACGTCTACGTCGCTATTGTCTTCGGCAATTACGCCAATTTTTGTCGCCATTATAAGTCTCCGTGTTTCCAGTACTCGCCGAGCCCGCCTACGTCGCGTAAATAGCTCTTCAGTTCTGCAAGTTCTTCGGGGCTTAAGCTATTTTTTAATGTGGAAACTTCTGTTCCTTCATTTGTTTTTGTTACTCTGAATACCTTGTTGAGTTCTAGTTGGTCTAATAACTGGTCTGAGTGGGTGGATACGATGATTTGTTTTTCTGAACTCAGGCTTTGAATGAGTTGGATGATGCTAGAGAGAAGCCCATGATGTATGCAAACTTCAGGTTCTTCAATTAGCATTATTTTGCTTTTGTCGGTTATTATGTAAAATATTAATGCTAGGATTCTGAATGTACCTTCAGATAGTTGGCTTGGAGAAAGTGAATTTTCAGAAATGTGGAAATTTGGAATGATAATGTTGTTTTTCTTCTCTTTTGATATAAGTCGTCCGCCGATTGCAACTTTATATGTGGCTGAAGATGTTTCTATTTCTTGGAACTTAATCTCATCGACGAGATTTAGACCATTCCGTCCAATGATGTCAATGAATTGTGCGTAACTTGAGCTTTTTGATTTGTAAGATGTATATAAGTCGTATAGAAATTTTTTGTGGCCTGAGATGGATATGCCTCTACGTGCGCCCATCTCGCTTTCTACTTCAAATGAAATAGGGCAATTAGATGGGTTGGTGAAGACGGATGCGCTGTAGTAACTAATTGATTTTACAAAATCCTTAATTTCTAAAAGGGTTTGAAAAACCTCTGAGGAGTTAGCGTGCGGATAGTTAGACTCTAGAAAATTCTTCAGAGGTTCAAACATATTCCGCCTGGATGACGCGTAGTCATGAAGGATATTTAAGGGAACCCCTATTTTTTTTCGTCTACCCGTAATTGAGTGTAAATACCAAGATTCTCTAGAGCTTATGATTTCGTCTTCATTTCGGTCGTTATTCGTAATGCTTATTTTGGCTTCATAGACAATCGGGTTTCCATTGTAATGGAAAGTCGCCTTTAATTCGCTATCAGAGAGGAAAGCACTGTTTTCTGTATTTTTATAGTATAGTGAGGCTCTGGTGTGTAGTAGACCACCGAGAAGTTGGATTGCGGATAGGATGTTCGTTTTTCCTGAGCCATTCCTTCCGATTAGAACAGAAAGATTTTTATTGGGTTCGAATTTTGTTGATACGCATGAGCGATAGTTGCTAATTTCGATTTTGGAGAGTGTTATTTCGGCCATGTTGTGCCTGCTTTAGTTTTTCTTCGTTTTAGGGAGTCAACCCATTGGGCTGAAGCTGCTCGCCGCAGTGCAGTAACGTGTCTTCATTCGATCACTGCTTACTTTGCGATCATTGTCATAACGTGCACGCCAGATTCTGCACTGCTCATGGAAATACTGCTTGGCAGCCTTACGACATTCGCGGTAGTCGATTGATCCGCGTCGGTGATTGGCGCAGACACTGGAGCCATCTATGTGATTGTTTACGGATAGCCATTCCGCTAGGTAGTTTGTACCGCCATTCCAGCTTTTGATCCACTTAGAGGTTCGTTCGTGGTTTGCTCGATTGGTTTGGCGTTGCTGTGTTTGCTGGGGCGCAGACACTACTCGATGGGATGCTGGCGGTGTGTAGGTATTGGCCGGTTTTTGCGGCCTGTAATTACTATCGTTATAAACAGTTTGCTTAGGCTGGTTCTGCTGATGATTGCGTGCATTAACACTTTCCCAAAAAAGCTCTTCTGATGTCTTTTGGGGCTGGTCTTGGGGAGTGTGAGCGTTAGGGGTGTGAGCAGATTTCTCAAGGTTAGAGGGTTGGCTGGGTTGTGGTTTTGGAAGGAAAGAGAGTTTATTTCCTACCATGTGTAAAGCCAACCCTGAAAGTCCTAGCCCTAGAGCAATTGCGAGCGACCATTTACCAAAGCTCTGGCTCCGCTTTCTTCTTAAGTACTCTGGTGCATCGTCCTTGTCAGCTTTCATTCTTGCCTTCCGTCCGTAGGGCATACCATCGCAGTGCTACTTTTCTAGTGATCGCTATCCCGCGTTTTGATTGGGCAAGTTTCGATTGGCTTCGTCATAGTCCGGGCTTGTTTGTCCTGCTTCCGGAGCGACTTGGCCGCTGGCGATCCATAGCGCATAGCTAGGGAACAGCTTTACCAGTACCTCAACCTCCTCGGTACTGATGCGAGCTTTCCGGTGGCGCAGATTCTTCCACCTGCTCCAAGAGATATCAGATTGCCTTACCAGTTCGTCAAGCCCAGCCTTATAGATCAAAGCTATAGCTCTATCCTGAATTGATTCCATTTTGATCTATAAAATTATCAGTTCAATATTTGAACTCTAAATCTGAACTGATAGACTCCGTTTGAGTTCAATAATTACACCGTGGATTTGCCCCTGCGGTGCTGTTGCAACGAATAGTGACGGAACGAGCATGGAACTGGAAGAGCTTAACCCCAGCGCCCTGATAGGGCCGCAACAGGATGTGGAGTCCATCGAACGGTGGGCGGAGCGCAACGGCATTAGCTATGGCACCGCCCGCGCCTGGGTTTACCGGGGTGTGCTGCCGTCCGTGAAGCTCGGAAAGCTGCGCATGGTGAATAGCGCGCTGCTTCGCAACTGGCTGTTGGAACAGGAGTGGACGGCATGAGCCGCACCGATCCGCAATTCAAGCTCCGTATGCCTCCAGCCCTTCGCGCTCGGGTTGAACAGGCTGCGAAAGCCTCGTTGCGCTCCCTGAACGCTGAACTGGTTCTCCGTATTCAGCAGAGCTTCGAAGGGGAGGGAGCTACTGATGCATCAGTGCAACTACCTACGCCAAACCCACGCCCCGGACTGCGCCTGCTCTGTGTGCTGGTCCGTAAGGCAGGCCATCCCATTGCACAGCCCGTCGCCGTGTCCGGATTGCCGGCCCCCTGGGCTGCCCTATCTGGAAGGTGGCCGCTGGATCTGCCGTCCCCGTTCCTTCTGCGCGAAACACGATCCGTCCCGGCGTCCGCCGAAGTACTGGCACGTTGTGTACGACAGCGGGAAGCCCACGCCCTTTGTGCCCGTGCGCGAAGCATTCCAACTGGAGGGCTGACCCATGCTCGCTAACACCCTGAAAGCGCTGCTCCTGCTCTGCCTGATCCGGGCCGCCCGCACTGTGGCCGATCCGGTCAAGGGCCGCGCTCCCGGCTCGTCGGAACAGCCTCACCGTTCCGGCGAACGGAAGCACGGGCGGAGCGCACCCTTGAACGCCTCCCCCCTGAAACAGCCTCCGCTGGGGAGTGTGGGGCATCTCCTCCGCCCCGCGCTCCCGAGCCCTCGGCGGCAAGAGCGGGATGACAAGGGCAGAGCCCTTGGTGTTGCTCTGCGGGTTCCAAGGGGAAGCGTTCCCCTTGGCCGTCGGAGACGACGTTGCGATAGGGGTCGTTACCCGGATGGGCTGAGACGAACACCCGTGGTTGGCTTGGTTCGCTAGCGAATAGAGCCCGGCCCGCAGGGATCGCCCGACAAATCACTTTCACCCAACACCGCTGAATGAAGGCGAAACAGCCGAATTTGCAGCAGCGGGACAACTCACGCCGAAAAAGGCGAATTGAAGGAGAAACACCGATGAACATGTTTGCAACCCAAGGCGGCGTCGTCGAACTGTGGGTCACCAAGACCGACACCTATACCTCGACCAAGACCGGGGAAATCTACGCCTCGGTCCAGTCCATCGCCCCGATCCCGGAAGGCGCCCGTGGCAACGCCAAGGGCTTCGAGATCAGCGAATACAACATCGAGCCGACCCTGCTGGACGCCATTGTCTTCGAAGGCCAGCCGGTGCTCTGCAAGTTCGCCAGCGTGGTCCGCCCGACCCAAGACCGTTTCGGTCGGATCACCAATACCCAAGTCCTTGTGGATCTGCTGGCCGTGGGCGGCAAGCCGACCGCGCCGACCGCCCAAGCCCCGGCCCGCCCGCAAGCGCAAGCCCAAGCCCCGCGCCCGGCCCAGCAGCCGCAGGGCCAGGACAAACAAGACAAGTCCCCGGACGCCAAGGCGTAAGCCGTAGGAGGCCGCGATGCTCCGCTATCTCTCGCTGTTCGCGGTAGGTCTGGCCACCGGCTACGCCTGGGGCTGGATCGACGGCCTAGCGGCCTCCCTGGCTGTTTGAGGACTGATCGCTATGTCAGGCGTTGTCGCTGTGCAGGTGTGTACCGCGTGGACCTCGACCCCCGAGGGCTTCATGGCGTGTCGCGAACTCGCATGGCAACAGGCCTACCTGATTCCGCCCGAGGCCGCTGGATACGTGGACATCCTGGTCAACGGTGGTTTCTCCCCGGAAGCCTTCGGCATCGGTGCCGCTGGCGTCCTGGGATCGTTCGTGACGGGGCTTTTGATTGGCTGGGTCGCGTCACTTCTTCGTAAAGCCAAGTAGAGAGGAAACACCATGAAAGCAATGAAGCAACGCATCGCCAAGTTCAGCCCGGTCGCCTCGTTCCGCAACCTGTGCATCGCCGGTTCCGTCACTGCCGCGACTTCGCTGCCGGCCTTCGCCGGGGTGATCGACACCAGCGCGGTGGAATCGGCGATCACCGATGGGCAGGGCGATATGAAGGCCATTGGCGGCTACATCGTCGGCGCCCTGGTGATCCTGGCCGTTGCCGGCCTGATCTACAGCATGTTGCGCAAGGCGTAACGGGTGCTCTGGTCGGTGTGGTTGGGGGCGTTCTTCGCCGGCGCCTTCATCACCGGGTACCGGACCGGCGAATTCTTCTAACCGAACAGACCGAGGCGGAAGCCCCCTCCGGAGTTTCCGGCAGGGGGCTTTTTCATGGGTGACTGGATGAGTAACAACGCACGTTCCGGCTTTGGCCGAATTCTTCCGCTGCTGGGCCTGCTGGTCTCGTTGCTGTGGCATTCCTTGGCGAGCGCGGACTTCTACCAATGGAAGATTTCCATCCCCGGAAAGCCCACGGCCTTCTTTCCATCCTATACGGCGGCGTGCCAGTACTACTTCGATAACACGTCGGCCAACTGGCTAAAGAAAATCAACAAGCTGAGCTACGACGTAGTTCAGTGCAGTGTTTCGGGTTCTGGCGGAATTACCTGGGAGCCGTCGGCTGCCATCTTGACTGGCGATAGCTGCCCTCCGGAACAAGAGATCGATCCCGCCGACGGTGCCTGCAAACCGCCGCCCGAAGAATGCAAGGAAGGCGAACTGTTCCCGGCCAAGGGGCCGGACTCGCCGGTAGTCACCTCGGGCGGGCGAAACTATGTCGGTGACGGTGGCGCTCCGACTGCCTGTTATCAAAGCTGCCAGTACGGCGGCAGTCCCAGCCCGGCCAGTTGCTATCTGGTCAAAGGCTCCACCACGACGGGCTTCTGCAATTACATCCTCAAGGGCACCGGGCAAAGCTGCGGCGCCGACTCCTATACCTTCGCGCAGACCGGCGACTCGCTGAACCCACCCGACACCCCGAACACCGATCCTTCCGACCCGAACGACCCCGGCTGCCCGCCCGGCTGGTCGTGGTCGGGGACTACCTGCGTCAAGACCCCGACCGATCCCACGGATCCAACCGACCCGACCACGCCGGGCGGTGATGGCGATGGCGGCGGCGATGGCAATGGCGGTGGAGACAACAACGGCGGCGGCAACGATGGCGGCACCGGCAATGGCGGCGACGGCAGCGGGGGAGGGGACGGCAACGGCGGGGGCGATGGTAGCGGCGACGGTGACGGCAGCGGCACGGGCGGCGATGGCAACGGCACCTGCGACCCGGCGAAAGAGAACTGCTCCACCGGCCCCGAAGGCCCCGGCGGCGAACTCAAGGAACCCACGCCCGGCAGCTGGGATGACGCTATCGCCACCTGGGAAAAGAAGGTCGAGGAAGCCAAGCAAGAACTCAAGACCAAGGTGAAGGCCAACGTCGATCAGATGAAGGGCGCGTTCGACCTCAACCTGGCGGAAGGCGGCGGGCAACTGCCCTGCGAGCCCATGACCATTTGGGGCAAGTCCTACTCCCTCTGTATCTCCGACTACGCCGGCCAACTCTCCAGCCTGCGCGTGGCGCTGCTGCTAATGGCCGCGCTGATCGCCGCCCTCATTCTGCTGAAGGACTGACCCTATGGAATGGCTCTCCGGTTTTCTCGATCAGATCATCGCCTTCTTCCAGTGGATCTGGGATTTCTTCGCCCAAGGCATCTATGACTTCGTGCGCGACGGACTGGTGGTCGCCACCAAGGCGTCGATGTACGCCGCGCTCCAGACCCTGATCCTGCTGATCGATGTCAGCTACACCGCCGCCCGCGAACTGATCGACAGCCTCGGCGTGCCGCAGATGATCCGCAGCATGTACGCCGCGCTGCCGGGGCCGATTGCGGCGGGTCTGGCCTTCTTCGGCGTGCCGCAGGCGCTGAACATCATCATGGTCGCGGCGGCGACGCGCTTCTGCATGCGCTTCGTGCCGTTCATTGGGAGGTGATCCGTGTCGATCAAGATCCACCACGGCCCCAATGGCTCCTACAAGACCTCCGGCGCTATCCAGGATGACGCCGTGCCCGCGCTGAAAGACGGGCGGGTGATCATCACCAACGTGCGCGGCTTCACCCTGGAGCGGGCCTATCAGGTCTTTCCGGACCTGCCCAACACGGCGGAGATCATCAACCTCGATCTGGAGTCGCTGGAAGACCTCGAAAAGATGCGCACGTGGTTCCAGTGGGCGCCCCGCGGGGCCTTCCTGATCTTCGACGAAACCCAACTGCTGTTTCCCAAGTCCTGGCGGGAAAAAGACCTCGAGCGCTTCGACTACCCCGGTGGACCGGAAGCGGCCCATGCGGCCGACCGCCCCATGGGCTGGCTCGACGCCTGGACCCGGCACCGGCATTTCAACTGGGACATTGTCCTCACCACGCCGAACATCTCCTACATCCGCGACGACATCCGCATGACCTGCGAGATGGCCTACAAGCATTCCAACCTCGCGGTGATCGGCATCCCTGGCCGCTACAAGGAGGCCCAGCATGACGCCCAACTCAACCGTCCGCCCGCCGATGGCACCATCATCGAGTACAAGCGGATCCGAAAGCAGACCTTCGCCCTCTACCAGTCCACGGCCACCGGCAAGACCCAGGACACCAAGGCGGGCAAGAGCCTCTTCCGGTCGCCTAAGCTGGTTCTTCTACTGGCATTGCTGGCCGGCACTATTGGCTTTGTCTGGTATATGGGGCCTCTGCGCACGATTGGCGGTCCGGCTGCTGCGACACCTGCCGACGCTCCTGGCGACCCTGCTCAAGCCCCTGCTGCGCCCGCTGCTGTGGCTGCTCCAGCGCGTCCTGCTGCGAATAGCTTTCTTCCTCCTGGGCTTGTACCTGATGGGCCTGCTGCTGCGCCTGTTGATCTGAACGCCCATCCCTTCGCCGATCGGCGGATCTCCATCCTTGCCCACGCCTACCGCAAGTCGCGGGGCGATATCTACATGTTCGCCCTGGACGATCCCACGGGCCGGCACCTGGAACTCACCAGTTGGCAACTGATCGGCTCCGGCTACCGGGTGACGCCCAAGGGCGAGTGCGTCGTAGAGCTTCGCTATGAGGACTGGAAACAGACCGTCACCTGTGCCGGGAGGCAGGCCGGCGCGGTGGCCAGCATCGCTCCGGCAGCGCCTGTCGCCGCGTCCGCAGACGCACCGGCCAGGGGTCAGTCGCCGCTGACCATCGTCCCCGATTCCGAATACGCCTCGCGGCCCTGGAGGCACAAATGATCGATTGGGAATTCCTCGTTCCGGTGGCGATGGGCTGGGCGCTGCATCACTGGTGGACGGTGATGACGGCGCTAGCGGCGGTAGGGGTGCCGCCATGAGGGGCGGGCCGCGCCGCCGGCCGGGAGCGCAAGGCATGAGCGATAGGCCGAAGGCGCGGCCGACGCCCCTGTAACACGTCAGATAAGCCACCTATTGCGGTTTCAATTCGTACCAATTTGGATCGTTAAAGATGAAGAAAATCAGCCATCAAATTCGCGTCAGTATCGAGTCGGACGGTCAGGTCTTGGAAAGCCCGAAAGGGCGGTTGTTCTTCGACGACACCACGGCTCAATTCACCGATCTGTCAGGCGTGCGCATTCTGCGTTGCGGCGTGGATACGGTGCGGCAGTTGTACAACGGCAAGCTCCGGCCGGAAGTCATGGCGCTGTTTGACCTGTCGGTGGATGTGGTCGAGTTCGCCGGCTACGAATGGTCCAAGGGCCGTATCGGTCGCGACTCCGGCTATCAGTACCGCCTGCAGAACGCTGAAATGGGTCTGATCCTGCTAATCAAGAATCACAACATCAAGGTCGACACCATTGGCTCGCACCTCAAGATCGAGGTATCGCCTCACGCCCTCGATGGCGCCGATCCGCGCATCCTCCAGGGCGTGCTGGATGATTTGGCCGCTGCCGTGCTGAGTCACTGCGAAACCAACCAAGCCGCTGTGCATATCGCCCTGGACGTACAAGGCTGGAAACCGCCTCGCGATCTGGTGGATCGCATGCATTGTCGCTCGCGTCGGGTGCGCCAGATCAGCGGGATCGAGCGGATCGAGTTCGACGGCAACGCCTCGGTCTACGGGCGTGGCGAGACGTACATGTTCGGCTCGGCCAACGGTCTGCAACTGTCGATCTATAACAAGACCCTCCAGGCTCGGGCCACCGACAAGCTCGACTATTGGGAAAGCGTGTGGGCAACCCTGAACGGGGATCCGTTCGGCGATGGCGACCCGGCCTATAACCCCCTGGAAACGGTCTGGCGGCTCGAATTCCGCTTCCATCACTCCATCGTCCAGCAGTTCTCCGAAGGCTCGCGTATGGCCTCGGGGGAGGTCATTGGCTGCCGCACCTATGAGGGCCTCTGCCCGCATCTGCAAGGACTGTGGAACTACGCCTGCGAAAGCTTCAAGCTGCTGAGCCGGACGGCGGTCTACGATCCGTTCTGGAGCCTGATCAGCCAGGACGCCCGTGTCCAAGTCGAGTGCGATCCGCTGATCGAGCGCACCGAGTATCGGCGCTACTACAAGACCGCCAAGGGCTTCAGCGGGCGCAACTGCGAGATGTTCCTTGGCCAGTTCGTGAGCCTGATCGCGCGGGAGCGTGTCCCGGCAAAAAAGGCTATTGAGTCCGCCCGCAAATTGGAGTTCTGGCACGTTATCGAAGACCACTATCTCGCCAAGGGTTGGACTCGTCGCGATCTGGAAAGGCACATACACAAGCTGATGTGTGATCGGTATCTGCGGCGGGGGTATGCCGTCTAATGTCGATCACCAAGCTCCCCGATGGCCGTTGGTTCGTCGATGTAGAACCGATCAAGGGCAAGCGCTTTCGCAAGCGGTTCAAGACCAAGATGGAGGCGCAGCAATTCGAGGCCACCGCGCGTCAGAAGTGTGCGGAAAATCCCTGCTGGACGCTCAGGCCGAAGGACCGTCGGCGTCTCTCGGAGTTGGTCGAACTCTGGTATGAACTGCACGGCCAGACCCTGAGCAACGGGCATCGTTGCGTGGCGATTCTGCGGTTGGTGGCAAAGGACCTGGGCGACCCGGTCGCTGTCTCCCTGGAGCCTGCGAAAGTGGCTCGGTTGCGTAGCCGACAGATAGCCAATGGCATGTCGGGCAAGACCGCGAACAACCGTCTTGGCTACCTCAAGTCCATGTACAACGAATTGCGCCAACTCGGCGTCATTGACTATGAGAATCCGGTAGGGCGCATGCGGCCGCTCAAGCTTCAGGAAAGACCGCTGTCGTACCTGACCAAGCATCAGGTGTCCGAACTGCTTACGGCCCTGGATGCGCGCACCACGTCGCCACATCCGAAGATGGTCGCTCGTATCTGCCTCGCGACAGGGGCTCGATGGGGTGAGGCTCAGGCGCTGACGCCGGAACGTCTGAAAGGTAATACGGTGATCTTCGCCAACACTAAGTCCAAGCGTGTGCGCTCGGTGCCGATCTCGGAAGAATTGGGCGCCGACCTTCGCCGGCATTGGCAGACCCACGGGCCGTTCACGAACTGCCTTGGCGTGTTCCGCCTGGTGCTGCTGTCGACCTCCATCAAGCTGCCGAAGGGGCAGGCCAGCCACGTACTGCGCCACACGTTCGCCAGTCACTTCATCATGAACGGCGGGCACATCGTGACGTTGCAGCACATCCTGGGGCACGCCTCGTTATCGATGACGATGCGATATGCGCATCTATCGGAAGAGCATCTATCCGAAGCTGTGAAATTGAATCCGCTTAACGTTATCCGTGTTGGGTAGGCTGCAATAGCACAGGGTCGGGATCGCTCTGTGGCCAGAATACAAGGCCAAACGGGTCTGCTTTAACGAGAATTCCTGGCTCGTTGACTTGCCATTGGTTCATGTCTTCGGCTGTGACGATTATTGCCTCAACGGTTCCAGTTGTTTGGCCGGATTCAATTAAGACTGCATCGCCGATCTTTATCTGTTTGCCGCAAAGGTAATGCATGTGGGGATTCCTTTTCGCGATGGCTACGGATGCATTATCGACACTTTTTCGACACGTTTCCGATCCCCAAAAAAGCAAAGCCCCCGAAACGCTAGGCATTTCAGGGGCTTGGCAGGGTGATCTGGAGCGGGCGAAGGGAATCGAACCCT